ACACTGACGGCAATTTTATTCCTGAAACTCCAACCAAGTTGGGGCTACATCCAAAATTCTCACCAGAAAAATATTTAGATACCACATATCAGACGCCTACTATGGTTATCCGCGGACATGATGGATCGATCATGCCAGCATTCAACGACTTCAGAGACGATTATCTATTAGAGCTAGAAAAGAGAATATACAACAATATCAAGGCCAGCTATGATAAAAATAGAATTGATCTATATGATGTTCGTCCTGGTAGATTCCGCACAACCGACTATTCTCATGCAGAGTTTACACAAGTATTGTCAGAATCGTTTTTGTCATGGACAGGATTAAACAATTTAGATTACTCGGCTAACACCACATATGATGCAAACAATCCATGGACCTGGAACTACTCAGTGTTTCCTGATGCCATTGATGGATCATTGCTACAAGGGGCATGGAGAGCAGTATATCAATACTGGTTTGATACAGATACCCCAAATTTAACACCTTGGGTAATGTTGGGTTTTGGTGATAAACCCACTTGGTGGGAAACACGTTACGGTATTGCGCCTTATACAAACGGTAATACAGTTTTGTGGGAAGATCTTGAAGCTGGCTATGTATGGAACAACGGAAGCCCGTATACAGATTCTAGATTTACACGTCCGGGACTAGCTTCATTTATTCCTGTTGATTCAGCAGGTAACCTATTGTCCCCAACTGACATTCCGCTAATATCTAAATATAATTCGTCTCAAGCAGGAACTAAGTTTTCTGCGGGGCATCAAGGCCCAGTCGAAGTGGCCTGGCTACGAAGCAGTGATTATCCATATGCCATTCAAGAAACATTGTCATTGCTCAAACCTGCAAAATATTTTAGTACTCAACTGGATATAGATAAATTTTACAAAAATCCTTATACAGGACAGCAATCAACAGCGGATAACAAAAAGATTTCTCCGTCATTGGTTGATATAAACGGTTACGCTATCACGTACTTGGATGATAATCTTAATTATGTTACCTTACCTACCCAACGCACTGCTGGGTATATAAACTGGATTGCCGACAGTATTAAAAATCTTGGCATGGATCCGGGACTTACTATTGGTACTTTTTTATCAAACATGTCAGTTCAACTGGGGTACAAGGTCAGTGGGTTCACTGATAAAAACTTAATAACGGCTTACGCCGAACAGGCCACTCCGGGCTCATCAAATGCCAGTGTTATTGTGCCAGATGCCAATTACAATGTGTATCTGCATAAATCAATTCCCACTAAGATTATTGAATATAGTGCTGTTATTGTTGAAAAAACCACAACAGGCTACAGTGTATCGGGATACAATATCGATAATCCATTTTTTAGTATATACCCTAGCATAATTGATAACAAAATTGAAATAGTAAAAATCAATGACGTCTCGGCAAAAATATACAGTACGGCATCTAAAACAGTGCAAGTAATTCCTTACGGAACAGAGTTTTCTACAGCACAACAAACAGTGGACTTTTTAATCAGCTATGAGAGGTATTTGGTTGCTCAGGGGTTTGACTTCTCAGAGTTTGACACGGATCTACAACAACAGAAAAACTGGACACTGAGTGTTAGAGAATTGTTATACTGGAGTCAACAAGGATGGCCAGCCGGAACAATTATCATATTAAATCCAGTTGCTTCACGTATTATATTAAATTCAACTGGTAGCATAGTAGATGAAATCACCAATCATCAGAATGGCAGCAAACTATTAGATCAAAATTTTTTACCGATCAAACAAAATAACTTTAATATAGTTCGAATAGAAAATACAGCAGGTAATATTTTTAGAATTGCTGCAATCAATGATGCAACGATTTGTTTTGCTCGATTGGAGTTAATACAGTTTGAGCATAATTTGATTTTTGACAACGTGAGTGAATTTGGTGATATATTTTATGTTCCTGCATTGGGAACACGGCAATACCGTTTAAAGCTGGCTGGGGTAAAAGCAGGTGCATGGACTGGCGCCTTGTCAGCAGCAGGTTATGTATATAACCCTCCCGGCGCTGATGAATGGATAACTGGAAAAGATTATAAAACTGGTGATATTGTTATACACAATAATTTATATTATACAGCCGTAAAAGATGTTGCTGCAAGTACTCAATTTAATCCAATTGTATGGACACATATTAATAAAAATGATATTAAAACTGGATTATTGCCCAGCTTTGGCCAAACGGCACAACAATTTGTCAACATCTATGATGTGGACCGTCCGCCCACAAATGAAACAATACAATCATATAGTGCAGGACTAATCGGATTTAGACAACGCCCGTTCCTGACAGATTTGGGAATTAGTATACCCACACAGACCAAATTTTATCAGGGATACATCAAAGAAAAAGGATCTATAAACGCAATTAATGCCTTGACCAATGCAAGCTTTAATAATGTTAGCGGTAATATATCAATCAATGAAGAATGGGCATTCCGAGTTGGTGCATATGGCGGGTTGGATACAAACACCTTTACAGAATTTGTACTAGATCAATCTATATTTACAAATAACCCTGTTGCATTTGTTTCTGCAAACGCATACAGCGCCGGTAATATCATTGTTAATTTAAACGGCAATGTGACAGCAAGTGGAAATTCAGCATTGGGTCTATTATCTAATGTGTATAATTCTAGTAATTTATCTAGCACCGGTACAACATTGTATGACAACCGAGTAGACACAGTGTACATGACCGATTTACCATCAGCCGGATATGTTAATTTAATGGATGTAGATTATCAATTCTTTACACTAGATTCTATCACTACATCTTTGAGTAAAATGGGCGCAGGAGATAAGATCTGGGCCGCTAAGAATGCCAAAGGAAATTGGGATATACTACGTGTCAGTGCCACCAACCTAGTGGCTTCATCTATCACATACACATTAGATTCATATGGTCAATTAAAATTTGATACTGCCCACCCTTTCCAAGAAGGTAGTGCATTTGTATTAAAATACTTTGATCCCGAATTGGATGGAATTTATAATGTAGCCAGTGTGCCAAATTCAACCAGTGTGGTAATTAAGATTACAAATGCCTCTGGATTACGGAGATTGATCAGAGGATTGAGCATTACTGGTACCGGCATTGTATATTCGTTGCCATCAGCAAGAATCGGTTCTGTACACGAAATTGGCAGTAAATTTCCTCTGAATGGGTGGACTGAAAATGACCGAGTATGGGTCGACAACGCCACTACTAATGGGTGGGGTGTATATACCTATAACAAACCATGGAATAGTAACAACGTAACCAAAATTACCGCAAACACAGTAACGTCAGCTGATCGTTTTGGTAGTGCAGTGCGTGTCAGCAGTGACAACCGATATCTATATGTGGGTAATCCTGGATCACAGCAAGTACAAGTATTTGCCAATGTTGGTGGACAATTTGTTTCTAATGTGACACTATCCAATGTTAATGTAGGATTTGGATCTGTTATTGAATCACAGGGCAACTTGTTAATTGTGGCATCTCCTAATACTGCTAACATACACATTTACAGACATTGGGCCAATGCTACTATTACAAAGATACAGACCATTACGTCAGCAAACACAGTTGGTATCAACAGCGTATCGTTGAGTTCAGACCAGAAACGTTTGTATGTGGGCGATGCGGTCAACAACATAGTTGAAACATATTACACAACAAATGCTGGGCGGGCCAATGCGTCGTATGCTTGGGCAAATTCCATAACCGGAACAGCATCTACACGATTTGGTAATGTTGTTAGAACCAACGGTAATGGATCAACCGTATTTGTATCTGCTCCGTATGCGGCTAATGGATATACCAACAACGGAAATGTTTATGTTTATACACAGTCTAGTAATGCATTCTCATTGCTGGACACTGTGTCTAGTCAAAGCAAAAATGAAAACGCTTTATTTGGATATAGTTTAGATATAGATAGTGTGTCGGGCAACTTGTATGTTGGCGTCCCTGGATCAACTGAATCAGGACAAGCCAATGGTGCAGTCGAGCGTTTTGTGTTATCCAGCGGACACTATGTATACAATCAAACGTTGACACAACCCACAATGGACATTGGTCGATTTGGTGTAAGCATCAGCGTCAGCGGAGATGCTGCAGTATTGGCCATCGGAAGCGAAGGGTCGGCCACAGACGAGCACACATACTTTGACGATTTTACAACCACAATTGATTCAGACACTACCAAATTTCTTGATGAGATTCGCAATAGTGGTGTGACATACATATTTGAAAATCAAGTTGATCGATCTGTTGTTGCAGATCGAGGGCAATATAGTTTTGTTCAAGAATTAGAAGTACCACTTGCATCTGGTGACTTATTTGGTACAGCAGTTGATGTTACACGCAGTGTTATTGCAGTTGGTGCACCGGGTAAACAATCCAATGCCGGTGCTGCATACACATTTATCAATCCTACACAATCTCCTGCGTGGCAATTAATAAGAGAACAACAGCCCAAAGTTGACATTGATAGTATCAGCAGAACATTTATCTATAACAAGACCAACAATAATATTTTTACTTCGTTAGATTACATTGATCCAGCAAAAGGTAAAGTATTGAATATTGTTGATAAAGATATTGATATAAAAACAACCTCTGATCCGGCTGTATACAACGCTGGCACTGGTACAGTTAATCATGATTTGCATTGGGCATTTAATCAAGTTGGTAAAATTTGGTGGAATCTCGATGCAGTCAGATACATTGACTATGAACAAGATGCATTGATATACAGATTAAATCATTGGGGAGAGCGTTTTGCTGGAAGCGAAGTTTTAGTGTATGAATGGATAGAGAGCACAACGCTACCTAGCCAATATATGGGATCTGGAACACCATTATACGCCAATGACAGTGCTTATAGTACACACGGATATGTGGATCAAACAGGTAATATCAAATTGAAATACTATTTCTGGGTCACTAACCGAGACATAGTTAACACACAAGTGGGAAAAAACAACAGTGTTGTCAGTATTACAGCTGCCATTGAAAATCCACAAAGTCAGGGTATTCCTTATGCAACAGTGTTGAAAGATAACGCAATTGCTTTACACAATGTTAATCAATTTTTAACTGGAAAAAACTCTGTATTACATCTGAGTAAACAAACATCGGCAGAAGCATTGATACACGGTGAATATGCACTGATACAAGAAAGCGGCACAGGTAGTCAATTACCTGTTACTATTGTTGACAAATTAATTGACAGTTTGTCGGGCGTCGACCGTGTAGGCAATACAGTACCAGATCCTGCATTAATATCAAGTCAGCGGTACGGTATTAGTATCAGGCCACGACAGTCGATGGTATTAAGCAGAGATAAAGCATTATCGGAGATTTTTAGTATAATCAACCAATATCTTATACAATATCCTGTCACTGCACGTAAGCCAATGACCTTGTTAAATAGCGAAGAATCTATTCCGTCTGCCGATTCTGGAGCATACACATTAACAGTTAGTACCAAAGATGAGCTTGGGTATATAAACACCAATATCATTGCCGCCGGTTATCGAGTTTTGGTATCGGTGGATAGCACAAATTCTGGTAAATGGGCAATTTATCAGTGGAGTGGTACTGCGTGGGCATTGGCCACACGGGAAAATGGTACCAATTGGGTACAATCATATAAAACTAATCTATATTGGTCTTATTCAGACTGGTATGATAGTTCATTTGATCCCACGTTGAATGTCAATACAACTGTTGCTGATAACTTAGATCTAGGAAAGTTAACACTTGTCCCGAATACCTACATCAAAGTAAAAGATGACGGCAATGGTAAATTCTTAATTTATTATGTTGACAGTTTGTCTGCACTTAATCTAGTGGGCATACAGTCCGGTACTATACAGCTCAGTGCTGCACAAACAATTCCTTCAACAGATGTTAGACAATTGCTATTAGCAATTCGTCAAGAAATTTTTACAGACGATATTGCTGGATATTTTAATCATACATTTTTTACCATGATGCGTTATATACTGTCTGAACAAAAAAATATTGATTGGCTATTTAAAACCAGCTTTATAAGTGCAACTCAGCGTATTCGTAAATTGGAACAGATCCCTGCCTATGTGTCAGATAACCAAAACTTCTACTTGGATTACATCAATGAAGTCAAGCCCTACAGAACAGTCATACGTGAATTTATTGTAAATTATGAAAGAAATGATGTATTTGGTGGTGACATCACTGACTTTGATTTGCCATCATATTGGGACACTAATCTATCTGTTTATAGAAGCCCAAGCGGTGAACAACCATATGATGCATCTTTGTTAAAAAC